GTTTTGTTGTTCTTTGTATTTTACAGAGCGTTTTTCTTTTGACCAAGCATTACGGCGCTCTTCCAGAGCGCCGTTATATAGGCTTTGACATAGCTGTAGAACATTCCTAATTTTACGTTCTTGAGAATCAGTAGGATAGATTCTAAATTTAAAAGATTTGATCATTAGATATACTGAAGTATGCGTAATTGTTGAGAAATATTGTTGTATCCACCGTCTAAAGACGGTGGAATTCATTTGTTGTTGTGTTGTTGGGACTTTAACTTGAGCGGAGAATCGGCTGCCATGATGTAGTGTGGATGTTGCAACATCTCTTGAGCCATTACGTTAGGATCATCGTATTTCATATCACTCCATGAGGTCTAAAATCATCTGACTTACGTTATTCCAGGTTAAACGTGTTAATTGTTCGTTCATTCCTGGTCGGAACTTCGTCATCAGTGTATCGTACTCTCTCACTCCCTGCTGTAACTTTGCCGCGGCATCGTCCAAATCTGGAATAAACGTAGCTGCATAAGGTGACGGAACCCAATACTGCATCTTCTTGGGAGCACGCCCCTCTTTTCCATCGATTAGTAAAGAATTACCTTCATTCATATATTCCAATTGCCCTCCCCAATTAGGAGCAATAATAAGATTGTTGGTCGCCATTCCTTCTAATCCTGGCAGCCAAAAACACTCGGCATGAGTAACTGAATATACTATATCACACACGTTGTAGATGGGCACCATGCTTGGTACGAATTCGTTTATTATTTCTACTTCGGCATGGTTTGGATATTTGTTACAGAATGCATTATAAATACTATAAAAATCCACATCAAACTGACTAATTTTGTCTTTTTTTTCACTTTGTTTTTGTTGCTGTTTTCTAATGCCACGGCTGGTTCTAGCTTTTATTACTTGAGGAGATGGAATCTTTTTAGCACTAACTTTAGCTACCAAACATACATCATCGTTTTTATTAAACGCCATACCGTATGATTCAAATAATCCATCTATGTTTTTCCTGACGTGTGGTTGTGCAATATTAGCTAATATTTTATATCTCTTTTGGGTTTTTAAAGGATATCTTTCAAAAGACCTATATTCTTCAACATTAATTCCGTGCGGCACAACTTCTATGTGGTTTTCTGGAACGCCATTGTCAGAGAATATTTTGGCGGCGAATTTGGAGGACGGACAAAATTTATCTGTAAATTTATAATATTTAGCAAAACCGGGCGGCAGAATTGTTGTTTCAAAATTCCAAATGCCAATTCTATTTTTATTTCCATTTTTTAAAAATGCAGGAAAATTTTTCATTGCCGTATAAGATATTTGCGCATCATAAGTTCCTTGAGGTTTTTCTCTAATATACGACTTTAAATCTGGTGGTATAAATTTTTCCTGCACACCATCGGTTGAAATAAAATGAACATCATGTCCTTTTTTAAGTAAAGCACGCCCAATGTTTTGCCCAACAATTGCCCAGGAATGGTTTTTGTTAAAAAGAAACTGCTGTATCTTAATCTTCATTTCTGTTCCTAAATAAGTGTCTATATCACTCTCGACAAAAAACCGGCTATCCTTTCGAATAGCCGGCACATATTTTTGTAGTCTGGGTTTTAAGATATTAGACCAGCCACCTCGTCCGGTCCTACCGTTAGCACCTCGTTATTCCAACCAGCTTTCTTAAGATATACCAATATCTGAATCTTGGTTACCAGCGTAAGATAAATCGTATCTACCGACAAATCCTTAATAGTAAGCTTTAAAATACCAGAATTGTAATCCATATACACACCGATGATGTCATCCACAAAATAACCATCTAAATTAGAAAATGACTGTAAAGATACCCCGAATCTAATCTTGTTCAAACTCAGGTCTTCTGGCTGCACCGTAGTACAATCAGAATATCGCATGGCAGCGTACCCGCTATTTGTAAAACCATCACCACGATCCGCCACGAAACTTCGGAATACATCAATGATCGATTCAGATAACGGCGTGTCTGGTAACTGAAGAATTACAGTACCTATTTCTACGTCTACCTTGTAGTTGTCGCCATTGGGTCGAAGAATTTCTCCCCCTGTACCAATTATCAAATTAGCCGGAACAAATAAATCGTTCCTACCGGGATCGCAAGCTGGAACCGTGGTGTTCCTGTCAGTACATTCAAATGTTAAAGCGGTACTGCACGAAGTGCTTGTTGCGCTAGCAGCGTAAGTAAATGCGGCTGGCAACATGCGAGCACTGCTAGAAAACACCAAAAGATAGTCTTGCCAGAAAGGCTGAAAATCTATTTCGTACGTAACTCCTGGGAAAGGAACTGTAGTAAATACCGAATCGGAGGCTTCAATATTGACTGCCGCCAAATACCCATCGTAAACCAGCTCTGCTGCACTTAATGAAGACGGATCAACAATGTTATATTCGTGATAGCCGTCTAGCCTTACCCGCCCATTACAATCATAATAACCATCATATCTACCTATGCTTTGTTGAACGGTTAATGTAAGGTGGTTGAAAGAAGTGCCTACTGGAAAAGAGTTTATACTTCTATTAACATAATTAGTAATTAAATCAATATCGTTAACAGTTATATACCCATCCCCATCCACGTCTGCCCGAAGTAGCTCTAAAGTAGAAAAATATCCATCTACAATTTTTTGCTGTGTAGATGCGGACCAAATACTCTCCCCTAAAAGAGTGCTGGCACGCGTAATGTCGCTATCATTAATATACCCATCACCGTTGACATCTCCGTATCCGTCTACACACAGTTCTACACCATAAATTCTATAATCTAACGCATTACACGTATTATTGGGAATCAGCTTACGTCCCACCAAACGAACGGACAACAAATCCGCACCGGGATTAATGATAATAAAATCGTCGCCTTTTGCCAATCCAGGATAGATTTGACTACCAATGATAACGTCTGTTACCTTTGGGTTCACATCTACCGCGCAGCCAATAATTAGCGGTTCCGTTGTTTGTTTTAAAGTAGTTAATTCTGACGTTGTAACAAAGCTAAACGAAGGAACAAACTGTTGGCGAGAATATACGTTATCTCCAGTGCGTTCATCTTGTACTGTAACGGTTTCATTGGTGGTGGCTTGAATTATTCCCGTATTTACAATACTCTGTCCTGTGTTAACTAACGAGAAACCGCCAATCTCATTATCGATATAAGCTCCGGTAGACGTATCGATGGTGGTTTTAGGATATTGAATACCATTTCCGGCATCATAACCTTTACCATCAGAAACTTTAGCGGCATCTGACCAAACTTGGAACCACAAATCTTCTTCTACCACATCGGTCCAAATGCCACTGTATATAGTGAACCTGGAGTTATCTAAACGGTTGGTGCCCATTTCAGAGAAGATGGTTCCCGCATTGGCTGCACCAGAGCGCCTAAACGTAACGGCATAATAGTTTCCAACTGTAATACCTCCAGCTTGTGCAATAGCGGTATTGCTAAATATAATATCCAGTGGCTGCGCTACCCCTGTTAATACATATCCTATGCTTCTAAGATCTGCTTGACTAAAACTTACCTCTGCTACCGGAGCGGCAGCAGGATCGTACTCTATACTTGATTCTGGAACTAATTGTGTAGGACAATTAACAGTAGTTTGAAGAGGATAAATGCTAACAACTAAGTCACCTTCCCAATCATACCAGTGCTCAGTACTGACTGTGGTGTCTTTTTCTACACCTAATAGCAAAGTAACCTTCTGAATATTATCCGAACGTGCCTGGAACTTTTGTCCAATACGGGTAGTTACATCATTAGGGTCAATAGAGCGGGGTGGTTGTCTTCCGGTAACATCGATATTAAGATTGTTAGCATCATAAACCGAACCAATTGCTGCCTGAATGGTGGGAAACATTCCCAACGCCTGATCGGCGGGTTTGAAATCCCTAAAAAACAGATCGGGCATTACATCTTGTGCCACCATCTTGGTATCACGAGAAAGTTCGAACGGTGCTGCTTCACGCATTACTATTCTACCGCCTAGACTACGCGAACAATTGTTGTTACCTTTGAAGTCATTAAACATTACAGTTAAAATATGTTTATAATGTTTAGAGGTAACTTGTTTCTCATTTGCATAGAAATAAAATCTATCTAACTGTAACTCTCCTTCAAAAGATAAGCCTATAATTAATACTTTAACACTCAGTCTGCCCAGCACATCCGAACCGGTTAATTCCACTTCAATTTGATTGCCCAGATTGGAATCGCTAGGTTGAGTATGAATGTCAAGTCCGGTCCCATCAAAGTTTCCAGCTGCTAAAATTTCAGCCTGAATACCGGTGAGATCGTCAGAATCGAATAATACTAACGGTTGAGGGTTGTCTGGTAGAACCCCCGAACCCATAAAGTTGTTAACAATTGCGGAATTAACTTGGTTATTACAACTCTGCTCCACATCCATGTCGGATTTATCTACACGCTGAGCGTCGTGCCAAATATTCTGAACTGTCGATACGTCTAATCTGGTGGTCATGTTACTCTATATAGTTAATTGTTGCCTTCGATTGAGCTGGTTTTAATGCCGTAATAAGAGTTTCTATGATTTGTTGAACCTTGGCATCATCAGTAACTATGCCAAAAGAATCAATGATATCCATGGTAAAGTTGAATATGCCAAACTGTTCATCACGTAATACAGCTAAATTCTCAGTCTTGGTAACAAGTTGGTCAAAATTAATCAAAAATGTGGTAAATGCATCTTCTACCACAGGAAATACTACATCTAAATTAGAACTGTAATTAATGTCTTTAGCCTGCCCAGCTACCACTACTGGCGCTCGCGCAGTATTGCTAAGTTTAAGGTTGTCAAACCGGGCTTGTGCAGTATGGACGCGAAGATAATCCGATCCAAGATAAAATTGATTAATCGGATCGTAAAAGTTTATATCAGCAATTAATCGACTGTTATCCAAACCAGCTAAACCTTGTCCGAAAACCACTCCGGTACCGAAAATTAACCCAGCTCCAAAAAGAACCATCCCTCTCTCTTCCCCATCTGCAAATAACCTTACTTCGTCTCTGTTGTTGGCACTGTTCATTTTGTAGGTACACATTATTCGATGCCAAGTGTCACGCTGCCAGAAAATAGGTTGACGAACTTGATAGTCAACTCCACCCGCCCTAACATTAAAGTTAAGGAAACCATCACCATCTTTAAATATAGAAATACGATCTCCCGCTAAACCTGCCTGTATATAGTTAATTTTAACTGGAGTTTGTTGAGATGGAAGTGCTTTGCCTAGCTGTATTGTTCTAAAATCGCTTCCTATACTGCCAGCTGCATAATAATCCGTTCCTGTGTTCTGCGTATCAGTTTGTAACCTGACACTTATTACACTGGATATTCTACCCGCCGTTTGTACTGTTCCAGCAGTAAGCGAAGTTGTCTCCTCTACAATAGAACCAGAAGCATCAAAATAAAACCTCGTGTTAGGATCGTTATACGTATCAAATCGAGGACTTACCCAAAACTCAATAGTGCCTTCGGATGTAGTGGCTAAACGCCCAGTATTATTAAATTCAAGTGGTTGATCGGTAATCACCACGCTTTGGTTAAATTCGCTGTTAATACTGTTGCCAGATTGTAAATACTCTTTGGTTGAGCTTAAGTAAAACTCTGCATCATTAATAAATGGAAGGCTGTTGAAATGAAGCAACATTAAAGTGTTGCTATCGGGCTCGAACTCTCTCAAAGCATTGTAATCGGTAGTAACCGAATCTTCATTAGCACTAATGGATTCTCCAGTTCTGGTGTCCGTTCGTATTTCTGATAGAATACGGAATTCATCAATGATAGCTTTGGCTTGTTTTTCTCCGTTGATATCCGATCCAATATAAGCAGTAAAATCTTGGGTGTGATCGTACGGCACTTCTAACCATGCTGAATAATCAAATTCATAATAACCAGCCGGAAGGTTGTAGTATCCATCTACCTGTCCGGCAGTTTCGAAAGTAAAGAACCCGTTCTGGAACCCACTTCTTCCAATTGATACATTGTAAATGTCGTATATGCCATTGGTAAATGCGACGCCGGGAGCTGGTGAAATTTCAATTTCCGTGGTAGATGTTCTGTCCACAATATTATATGTACCAACCACCGAGGCTGGAGAGCTGATAACCAGCTTGTTTCCTATATCTGAGTCTACAAATACTCCCTCAGTATCACTAACAATGGCGCTGCCATCTCCTTCTATGGTGAATCCCGTTTGGGTCTTAAAACTAAATCGAACAATAGGATAATTAGTATTACCGTCAGGATAAGTGATCGTATATGCTTCTTTAATCTCTACCGCTGTAGAATCACGAGTAGCTACAAGAGGAACAACTTCTACTTCTACCGAGGTGATGGTTTGCCATTTGTTGGCGGTAATTTGGGATCCTGCGGCATTAAAGAGCAGGTTTTCAATTACACCACCAGTAGATGTGCCATTGATAGTAACCCTTACCGGCGTACCAAAGTTTACGTTACCACCAGTAATACGTACTTCCAACCTTCTTCCTTCTACTTGATTTGACGTTTGAGTAGTGGCAATGCCTGTAGCAAGAAAGTGCCCGCCAACAAACACTGCATTGTTGGGTCCAATAGGTAATAAGGGTAATGGTACTGGAACAATCTTGACTTCATCCAGATTTATAGGAGGAGGAAGTTGCGTCTTTAATACGCTAACGTCTCCCCACAAATAAATACGGTCACGACAACGGCGGAAATTCATTCCCAGCGTTCTGACTAGTATCTGATCACCTACCTCTGCATCCCCTAATATGGTAAGTACATTTTGTAATAACGCGTTTTTGTCTACACTATATCCAGGCACATCTGCGCGCAGTCCTGGCAACTCTGTTTCGGTTGTTCCGCGTAATAGGGAAACTGCAATGTTGTTGTATAAATCAATGGCGCTAGATACAATAACGGCATAAGGATTAATTGTAAATCTAGCATCAGAAAAACTAGAAGGAGCTGCGCCGCTTATCTCTAGTACATGTCCGGTTACTGTGAGTATTGTATAAGTACCAAACCCTGATTCAAGAATTTGAATTATATCTCCTGGCACCACGCCAGCAGCATCGAAATCTACACTTACAGAACGTACAAATGTAGACCCCGCTATTGTAATCATATCATCTTCAGTTCTGATTACTGCTGGAACAGTACCGGCTATATATTCAGGTTTAACAGTCCTAAAACGATCGGTGGACGCTGCGGTTGGGATACCCCCATAACGCAATATATTGGGAACCTCTATCCCATCAATGAAAAGGTGCATTTCATCACGACGATCGGACGTATCTAGTTTCCAAGATATGGCAACATGATGGGCTTGCCCAGCAAGCCAAGCAGATACGTCTGCGCTGACTTTGTATGAATGTTTGCCGGTAGGGCTTCTACCATTATCAAAAGCTTCAAAAGAAAGATAACCTCGTCCATCTTTGTAGAGAGAAAATCGATTTGTAGCTTCCGTTCCTCCAAAATCGAAAATATAATGCTGATCATCTGCCATGAAGGTTATCCCGTCAAAAGAATACCCCGGAACATAACCGTCCCCAGTTGTATATCCGTCTGGGCTGGCAGCATCGTGACTGTCTAACTTCATTATGAATTCTATCTTGTCTGTATAGCTTCGTAAAGAGTCAGTTACCTCTCCTAAATCGGGTATATGTTTTACGTCGTATACCTCCCCAGAAGATTGGATTGTTCCCTCATAGGTGTAGCCATCTGGACGGTCCTTAACCAGCATATACCAGCGCTTGGTGACGTCATTATAATAAACAAATAAACCAGCCTGCGTGTACACTGCCGAAGGTAACCCAATAGGACTGGATGTATCAGTACGATTTACAGTAAAGGTGTAATTATCGTCATACACAGGATTATGACTATCGGCGCCAATAAATATACTAGAGGCTGATAGGGTATACCCATCCCGCTTAAGCCCTCCAAAAGTCAATGTAGCATCATTATCTAAACCATCCCACTCCGGTATGACCCAGCATTCTAATGTGCCTTCTTCTAAACGTAAATTACTAGACACGGGGAACGTAATGGTTTGACCTGAAGTATCCAACAAAACCCCTAAATCAAACTTGCCCGACATCAAGGTTGGAGTACCAGTATAATCTATCCCATCCCAGTACAAATTACTAATCCCCAAAGACCAGACATCAAATACCGCTTCAGTAATACGAGGATCAATCTTAGTAATTAAAGATACCAACAAACTCATTGCTGGAACGGTTGGACCTTTTGTAAACGATTGTAAAGCTGCTTGCAACGCGTCTCTATACGTTTCTCTATCCAGAGATGTATCAAAACTGTTTAAAATAGGCACATCTACTAACGTTCCAAAATTGTTCAGTAACGAATCTCGCAAAGCACCAATCTTATAGGTAACATAGTATGTGTCACCCTCTTCAATTTCTAAACTCTCACGAAAATCTATTTTGTTATCACCGTATTCGTAACTAACCAATATTTCATCGGCTAGATATTCGTAATCAATAAAGTAATCTCCACGGTTATAATCTACCACCGGAGTGGCGCCACCATTAAGTTGTACATTATATATTACCCGAACCAAATTTCCAGGCACTGGCGTACCGGTTCCCGACAGGGTAATTACATACCCGTTAAAGGATCCGCCGGCATCCCATAACTCAACATTATCGCTTATTCTAATTACAGAGCTTACTCCTACAATTGCTGCTCCAGGAGTTAGATACTGAACAGTAACAGTTCCGCCAACACCAACAGTATAATTCTCTGTTTTTTCTATTCCATCAGAGTCTAACGTAATCACGTTAGCAGCCACAGTAGCGCCAGCGCCGAAATTAGTGATAGTGGTGTGATTAGTTAAGTCATAAACATCATATATTCCACGCACTGCTTTGATGTTGTCAGATACAGTAATTTGCCCCGCCGCATTGATGTATGGCAACGTAGTGTCTTCGTTTAAAAACCGTTCATCTGTAACATCATATGCACTCGGTGTGATAGCCTGATCGCCTATGCTGGTATAAGTAATACGCTGAGCAATTCCGGTAATATTGCTAATACTATAATAAACTTCTGATACGCTGGTTATATGCGGGTATTCTGGTTTAACAATTCCGTTTTTATAATTAACAGAGCCCAAATCTAGGTTTCGAGAAGCGCTGACCCCAACATAAACAACACCTTCACGATAATCTATTTGATACTGCCCTACCGTCAGACGATTAGTATTAGCGGTTTCTGACAATATTTGTGCGTCAAAATACAGTTCAGTTTCAAATATATCAGCCCGACTAAATGTAACGCTTGAATTATAACTGCTGCCAATTGCGTCTTCAGTGCTACCTATAATATTGTCATTAATTAAGGTGATTTTAAATACTCGGGTTCCTAAAGTATTAGTAAACTCACTTTCCAGTATTAGGACTTCATGGAGAACATCTGTGAATGAGGCGCGCTCTTTATTTACAGCCATTATTCTTGGCGCAGTACGGTAAGAGAAGTATACAGTGTTGTCACTAAACCGATTAATCGTGTATATCTCTTCGCTGGTTTCGTTGTAGACCCTGAACACATTAGTAATGGGGCTATGCTGAATATACAGCGAGTTTAAAGTGGCTAACCTGTTTTCTATTCTTTCATTAATAACTTCAGTATGCTGTTGGGCAACGAAATCTTGCCCCGGCACCAAAGTCATTTCATATTCAAAAGAAATCTCCGCAACTTCTCCCGCCAAATCACGCACCGGAGATGCTGCTAATTCATAAGTATCATAATTATAAGTATAATCCAAACGAGAACTAAACGTATTACGATACTTATACGTAGCTACTGGTGGGAAATTTCCCGTACCTTCGTTGCTTTCAGCACCATATACAACCACCCTGCCCGTTGTATAGTCTACGCTATATTCACCAACCCTTTGGGGAAGCCCTTCTGTTCTAAATGGTATTTCTTTAGCAAACGCAGGGTGAGTGTCAGAGAAGGGCGGATTAGCTAAGGGGTCTAGAAAAGCAATGCCAGCGGCAGTAGCAACCTGGTCATCTTCTGTCACCACCGGAGCATGCTCCAAATAAAAATCATTAATAATTGGGGGTGTAACTTCCCTTGTGGCGTCTAGCACTTGTGTAACCACCACAGTGGTGGCATCAACAATTTTACCTAAACTCTTATATTTATAGTTAATAACTAAAACATCACCAGCGGCAGGAAGAATAAAAGTAGAACTTTCCAAAACATCATTACTTAGCTTGATTTGATTATCTTCCAGGGTTACTAAGGTTGAAGCAAAACTAGTATCATACCTGGGGTTTTTAATTTGATATCCCAAAGAACGTATATCATACTCAGCTGTGCCCCCTGCTTGATATAAAACTGTTAAACTATCCATACTGATTACAGGGCTGTAAGCAACAGTTAGTATCAGATCGTTAAAAGTAGATGTTCCGGTTCCTGCAACCAGCCGTTCGTTGATAATACTGGCTTGTTGTAATGTAATGGGGTCTGATGGAAATGATGTAAAACTGATGCTACCAGATAACGTGGCGTTAGTGGAGGTAGTTCCTACTCGCACTATTTCAAACGCACCCTCTTCATTGAGGCGATCCCAAGGTCCAGGTCCACGCGTTTTACGTTCATCATAAATATCAACTTCTAAATAATTATCACTGCGGGACTGTTTAATATCATAAAGTGCTCTGCCAATTTGGCTACCTTGAGAGTTAGCAATATCATTTATTATAGTACCAACATCAAGATTATAAATACCCTCGCCACGATTTAAATACTGTTTTAAAGTAGCGGTGATGGACTCTGCGGGATCTTCTGCACCTAATGCACGAATAACATTGGTTCTCCCATCTTCAAATAAGAAATTGGTACCATCAGCTGATTTGAATCGCTTTGTGCCAACAGATTTAAACTCTACATCATAATACGCATACGGAGTAAGTGGATACGTATAGATGTACATAATATCTTCACTTACAGTGGCGGTAACCACTTCAGGATCTGGTATTCCTGGTGTGAAGGCGGTTATACTAACGTTGGTTTCATCCAACGTAGGATCTAGATTATGAGTAAACTGCGCCCTTAAAGACGTACTATTTACCACCCTAAATCTGGTTATACGTACATTTGCCATTATCTAGTTTCCACTGTGACAATTACATCATTAGCGACTAAAAATTCATTCTTTGCAGCAGTAATACTCAGTACTGTTCCTGCCTCATCAGCTTTATTAAAGAACAAAATACGCGCCCTGTCTACGCCATCAATCTGTTGGGCTACCACCACCAAATCAGAAGAGTCTACAGTAGTACCCAGCTGAGTGGCAGTCAGCGCTGATGATACAGCGTTTTGCACATTTTGTTTGACTATTTCTGAATTGTTTTCAAACGATGTGGTAACCACAATATTCATGGTAACATCAACCAAAACCTTAAATGATGCTTTGCCTAACACATCGGCGGTTATGGGACGAGTGTTTTCTATATTTAAAGTAGAATCGCTTATTAATTTATTATAATTATATCTAACCGTAATTCGTTCATTGGGCTGAGGAGCGGTATAATCGTAATATGATTTATACCTCGTGCCCTGTGTGGGTTGATTAATATTAGTAATAGTTAATGTGGCAGATTGCGATATTGTTGAACTAAATCCGCTAGAAACCGCAATACTATCAATGATAGCAAATATCTTCTCCGTACGAAGAGTACCGCTTTGGCTAAATGATACGTTCTCCGTATCGCTAGTAAGAGTATAGTAAAACGTAACTCGAAGACGATCTCCTACCTGAGGCTCGTTGCTTTGGTTGTCAGCGGTATCTGGTAATGTTACCTCGGTAGTTCCTAAAGCGGTGTTTATGATAGCCTCATCCTTCACAAAACTATTATCACGAAGCGCGCAACCCAACGTATCATATGTATGAGTAACGCTTAAAACATCCAAATTTATTGTAGCATCTACCTTTTCTACACTTACAACACGAGCTACTGATAAATTACTTGGTATGGATGCAGATGAGGCTAAACCTAGTTCGCGCCGAAGAGCACTCGCCAAGTTAAGAGTAAGTCCCTCTGTACCTACAGTATAAACAGCATCAAAAACCCCCACCATGGTGGTGCCAGAAATTGTAAACACACCGCTTGATATTGATCCTGCAACAGCTAAGGCTAATCGGCTAGGGGCTTGTCGCAAATTCTTTTCTATCACTCCGCTGCCAGAAAACAAATGAGTAGTGGGCTGGTTACCCACCCCCGAAGAAACAACGGTATCAAAATTGTTTCCACTACGAATTGCGGGTAAAGATGATATTGGGGTTGCGGGTAATATAATATTAACATTAGCAAGATAATTTACTTCTACTATTTCGCCAGCTACTGCGGTGACGGAAGGAACAATAGTTATTTGATTACTATTAAAACTTCCTTGGTATCCATCCACGTTATAAACATCAACCGCATTATAAACCGCCGTAACAACATCACCAAAATCTGCCGAAGTATCCGTAGGCAAAAAGATTGTAAACCCACTAAACGAACCATCATCATCACTGGTGTTCCATAACTCAGCGCCATTAATGGCGTCGACAACGCCAACAACGTTCTCTACACTGTTGTTAACCACTATAGCTAAACGTCCAGACACCAAGGACACAGAAACGTTTTGTTCTTCAAAAACATTTACATCAATAACGGTTGAAATGGGATGAGTTACGGTAGCTAACAATACCGAACCTGAAGAAACCAGAGTAGCTTGTTCACGCCTAACCGCGTTCGAAAAGCCCCAATCTACGCTATCATTCACTGTGCGAGGATTGCGAATAGTTAATCCATTATCATAATCCCACCAAGGATCGAAATGAAACATCCAAGTGTAATCAACTTGCAATGTATCACTGACGGCAGGTAAGCTACTTCCACTAATCACAATACGTCCGGTTTCGTTGATTGCTCCAGTACCGTCAGGATTCTGCGATTCCACTACATATCGTTCTCCAGTAGTGGGGTTAAACACCCGAGTCACGTTAGTCATTGGTGAATGCTTTAATTGTATACTGCTACGGTCTGAACGAGAAACGGTACTATTCTCATTTACTACACTAACATTTTGAGTTATTGTACCTATTTCTAAAACATCAGGAAAAGACAAAGCGTCCTGTCCGTTAAACACGCCTTTAGTCACGTCTTCGGGATAATTACTGATGTAACTTGAGATCCACCGCATTTTATCAAAACCCCAAGGACTACCGCCGAAGGCACCAGTATCTACTACTAATTCATAGTTTCCCGATATTCGCCCTAAAGAATCAACTGATTTGGGCACAAAATTTGCTCCGCTAATGGAGCCACTTACAGACACTATGTTATTAGCTGGCTGAGCTGGCAAAACACCTTGCTGTAAATTATCTAATCGGCGCTGAGTAACGGTCTTTAATTCGTCACCATCAATTTGTCCCAGCACAAAATCATTAGCGGTATTAGTGGGATCATCGGTATTGCTTAAATCATTATAAACATAACTATCCAAAACCTCTAACAGTCTTGTTCCATAAACATATATATCAACCTTGCCACCAGTTCCTTCAGATATAACAATTGTATTTCCATCAGAATCAGTACCTACCTGAGTACCATCACGCACCATAAGCGAATCGCCAGGCTGAATTACAATAGCATCTAAAACCGCCGGGTCAGACAATACGGCATTTCTATACCCTAACGCGGTACCAGTGTTAGCTCCACTGAAAATTGCCAACACACGACTTCTAAAGGTTGCATCATCTTCAGGGGCTGAACCGCCACCAAACGGAGTAACGTTAGTTACATGTGATACACCGTCTATATCGGTAGATACTAATATATATTTTGATACGTTGCCTTGTACGCCAGTAGCAGTGCCTTCTACTTGCACTTCAATAGCAAATTCATCCGTTATTCCCACCAAATCAAGATCGGCTCTATAACGAGTAGCTAACGCTCTATATGAGTTAACAAATACTGGGCTGACCACTGCATTAGTAGAGACAATAAATGTAGCACCATTTCTGGCAGTAACAATGTTTCCAGAGTTAATCCCAATATCCGCAACAATTTCTTCAAAAGTAAACAGGGCGGGTCCAGCGGATTTCGTTCCACGTTTACGAACGGCACCATAGTTAGAAGCTAACCGGTCCAAATCAGATCCTAACGCCAACCGCAAAGACGACAACGCCGCGTTCCTTTGTAATTCTTCGTATAGTCTAGCAAGTTGTATTGCTACTCCATCCACCAGAACATCTCTAGACACCTGTCCTGGCTTAGTATCTAAGTCTGGTTGTGCAGCACGAAAGAAATCAAGCAAGCTTAGGACGATTTCGTTTTGTGATCTAATTTGTGCCATTTATAATCCTCATAAAGTAACTTCAAAAGCCGCAGTAGCAGTTTTAAGGTCTTTAGTTAATACCCTGACAGAAATCGAGTAGTATGTCGGATCTACCTGCGACCTTTCTACAGCAACCTCCTTTATCGCTGCCAACATCTCGCTAGCAGTTACACGTTGAAATGATGATAGTTGATCGCGCTGCATAGTTTGTAACGTTTGTAAAGAATTACTAATCTGCATGGAGGCGGCAGTTTGAATAAACTCATCCTCCATAGGAGAACCAATCATAGCCGAAGACAACAACGAACCATACCAAGGAAAGAATATGTTAGTACCCACAGGAGTTAACAATATTTTTAAAATGTCTTGAATAAGCTTATCGGTGTTTTCTACTATATCCAAATCTCCATTCGGACCTATAACTAAATCACCATTAACCACCTTAAAATCAAAAGACATATCTACCTTATATTACTGCTTGGAACTTGGCGCGGATTCTTTTTGTTCCTCTCAACCTCATCTTGTGCAAATGATAAAACATTAAGTACTTGCTGTTCAAATTTTTGGAGCGTTTCATTTATTGACGGAGCGCCTTGAAGTTTACGATTATTAACGTTACTCACTCTTAATTCATGATTGTGAGTATATAGTCTATCAAAAGCATCAGCGTCCAAAAAGCCCAGCAAAGTATCTATATCTATGGCCCATAATGCAGTGTGAATAGCTAACACATCAATAAGCCCCAAACCACTCACCTCTCCTGTGATTAGCTCAATTTCACGCAAATGCTGTATACCGATAGAGCCCAATTTTTCACGCCGGCTTTTTAATACAGCAATGTTTTCATCAAAATTTACCTGGGTATCTACATCCAACACCAACGCATATTCTTCTGAATCTATTGAATTTACTAGTTGTGATAGTTGCTGTAATTCCAGAGATGCTATATTTTGAGTAATAAAAGAAGTGGCTGATCCGTCTCCCCCATATTTGGACATTCCCCCAAATTCTGGACCTTCTTTATTAGGAACTGGTTGCCAAATAATATATTGTTTAAGATAATCAATTTCCCTCAAAGCTAAGTTTAATTGTTTTATAAGACCTTTAATCTCTCTAATAAACATGCTTATTACTGTTACCTGAACATCGGTAAGCCCACGTACAATACGAAGAAACTCACTGGAAGTTGATCCAATATTCTCAGAACCAGTTAAAGCTAATACAAAACTGCGTGTTTCATCTGTGGTTTGAGGGTTGGTAGGATCGCCCAATAGTCTTTCTACGTTTTTATAGAAAACGCTATCTTGTGATATAGTTTTCTCATTTTGTAATCGGCGACGAATTATGTACTCTATCTCGGGACGACGGAGTGGTGGGGCTGATTTTTCTATCACTAAATCATTAGGATCTGGTAGAAAAGGAGCAGCCACACGTTTGTTGATAGGTAATGCTTTTTCTGTAGGGCTAACAATAAAAGGCTTTAAAATGTGTGCTGGGTTAGATGCGATTGCTAATTTACCAGTAAGATCAATAGGCTTTTTTGCTACATAACATGAGTAATATACCATTTCTTGATATCTCACCGCAATTTGAGACGCTTGAGGATCATTATAAAAAGGATCGGTATTGTTGTTATCAATAAGATTAAATGGTAAAACATGACGCATAGCTAATGAATAAGCAGTAGAGTTGATGTCCTGGTTAGCAAAAATCTTACGCCGATCGTTTGGATCTGTTTCACGTTTTCCTAACAACCTAATTACCGTCTCATTAGATAATAGTTTTTGGTCTACTTCATTTAATTTCTTGTTTTTGTCTGTGCGGGGGTTGTGTCCAGGTGAATAAAACGTACCACCGGGCTCTGCGGTTGGTAGTCCTAGCGCCCGGTAAAATGCATGAGCCCTACTTTCCATAAACCTTACCGCATTTGGTTGTTGATCGGTGTTTAATTGTTTAATGGTAGTATCAATAGTGTGTGTTCCTGCGGCAGTAATTCCTAGCCCAGCCATAATGTTGGTAGAGCTTCTGATAGAATCAATCTTTTTAATGACACGGTTGTATAGATCATTAATATCAGTATTGACCGCATGAGTATCATCGGTTGGTTCTGGGTTATATGCTTTAACTTCTATCGCTGCCATTAATCACTCCTAGAAACGTCGGTAGCATCGCGACGAACTGCCTCAGAATCTTCAGGTGCTGTTCCTACAAACGTGTAGCTTTTTTCATTGGTTTCCAAAACTGTTGGATTATCGTTGTTTAGGTTAAGAACGTTCTGTAGTACGTTGTTATTAAAAGATACACTTATAACACCATCACCCGGTATCGGGCTGCTGATTTCTGCCTCAAAACTAGTATGTCCGTCGTACGTAAAATCAGAAACCGTCCCCAGTGTTACAGAGCCTTCGATTAAATCAGCAATATCTTGTTGTATACTGGTTGGTATTCCGGAAGTTACAGCTGCACCATTAATATCATTCAACGTTACTGTTACGGCAATTGTTCTAGTAACAAACTGAACGTCTGGATCTATTGATAATTCGCTTTCAAAAGGATCTACCGCAACGGTCAATACATTCTTGTACGATTCTTCCGTGGCTTGTAATGCGCTTGTAAGACAGCCTAATACAGTGTTTTTATATGTTTCCACTGTATCAGCTGACACGTCTTTTCTTAATTCTACAATAGCATTATTAGCACACTCTTGCAATTTAGTATAGTCCGGTATCATGGTGCCGGCATATGGTGCGGTGGTTATAGGTGGCACTTGTTGGTCGGGCGAACGCTTATCAGGAAAACGAGCCTGAAGAGCGGCTCTTTCGAGTTTAAGCTCAGGAATACAACCAAAAGTAATTAACCGATTATCTACCAAAGCTTCGTGGTTAAAATGCCATTCAAACTCCAGACCGCGCATGTAATACCCGTCATCACCTGAGGGTTGGGCACCAGTGTATATTGGATCTTGGTGAATAAAAGTTTCCAGCGTTGCTGGCTTACCGTCAACATAGTACACTTCGCCTATCTCGTTTTGGTATACATCACCTCCTAAAAGGCTAAAAGTTCCATACGAATTTATCGAAGTATCAAGGTTGTTATCTTCATCATATACTCCAACATACGGACGATACGCCACTACAGCGTCCTGAACAAAGAAGTCTCTCGGTCCGTCGGTATCGGTAGGATGAAACACATATGGATTGAAGTTTCTAATAATTATATTAACCGTGTATGGAACCTTCTTTAGTGACGATTTTCCATTATACGTCTTGCCTTCCGGCCAAAATTCATCACCACCATTGTAACTTGTTATTACAGAGTTAAACGGGTATTGTGAATTGTTGTTGTTAACAAATTGCCACCCTTCTGGACGATCAAAATTACCTAAAATAGAACCCGTAGGAAAACCGGCAGTGATACGTTTGTAATACAATAGCATCCCGTTGGTGTCGTCAATGTGTCCATCAGGATGATCATCTATAAATGGTGGACACGCTTCGTCATCACAACAGTTAACATTACCAAGAATATTATTCTCATCACCACATACATCAAAACCAGCCATTGCTGCAAGAGAATTAATAATAGCTATAATTGCTGCTAGTGCTGCAAATATAGCAAACATGTTCTCTAACAAACACAGCAACGAAGATAGTTTGATAATAACTGCTGCTTGTGCGTCTTCGTCATTTAAGGTAATAGCCGCTCCTAACGCGATAATATTACGTAATAAATCTTCAATTAGCGCTAATAGCTTTTCAATAATGTACATGATAAGAGCTATAATTAACAATAACAGAGCAAGAATCATAGCTAGTAATGCTGCCCAAGGAAACATTGCTAAAAAGTTAGGTAAACATACTTTAAACAATCGTTTTAATGCACGTAATGTTTTGGGTATATTTGGTAGAGAACAAAATACTTCAATAATACATAGCACCATGTTTAACAGCGCCATGATGAATTTATAAAACGATAAATATGGAGCTATCTGATTGAAAAGACTAGCCAGAGCGGTAAGTATAGTATGAACAGCATCGTCAAGATTAGGACTAAATTTTCCACTAGGAAATAGCGCACCAAGCTGATCAATCAAATCTAATAAGTCCTGAGGGAACCCTGGAGGAAATTCAAAATCCGGTATCTGGATCGGAGATGTGGGTAAGCCTGGTAATCCGGGGATTGGCCATCCTGGTGGAATTACTGGATTAAATGTATTGTCGTTTGGATTACATGGCATAACTTACCCCATTAAATATCTGTCCCAGTTCTCTTAACTTGACGACGTACACCAGGGCTGGTTTCAGTTGAACCTTCTGGAAAAAAGGCAATATAAGGAGCTTCAAATAATATCTCTGTATTGGATTTGAAAAGCATCGTCTGTTGCGATGCCACTGTGCAGCGACCCATTACTGATACTGTCATTCCCTTTTCGTCTATACGAAATATTGTCATTCCTGCATTGTTTAATACACGTAAATCAACAACACCGGGACGATAAGCATCTATCTCGTTCACAAAACGACTATCATTTTGAGTACCGACTCCAATTCCCCCAACCTGAATCAGCATATCACCATCTAAAGTGGCACAATAGCTTATTCCTCGGCGGTCACGTCCAATATTGGAAACGATCCCGCCAGCACAATCTAACCACATTGATTGCCTATCTATAGTGTTGGCACCAATATTGACTGAAACAAATCCGTCTAGATTTATCATTCCACTGCGCCCACCTGCGTTGGGGTGCTGAAGAGAATCTAGCGGTTCTGCGTCTGGTTCATCGTTAGGATTGGCTTCTGATTTGGATACCGACGTGCCCTCCACAAAAATAAACGGCTCTAATATTTTATCGTATTGAATACTATCTTGCCGTACGTTTAAATCAAAAGTGGTGTCAGAAGGGTCTGTGTCTGGGGGCTCCATATACCGGACTAATAATTTTCCTACGTCATCTTCTAATCGCTGTTTAGTAAACTGATAACCGCTTTTTGATATATCATGATAAGCGGTACCATACTGAATAACAACATTTTCATCAATTCTGTCTTGTGGTCCAACAATCTCTCCAGTATTAACATTTCTTAGCGCAATAGTTTGATGGTTTGCATGACTGTCTAAATAAATGTCAATATTGTTCTTATCCTCAATTACAAACTTATTAGGATCATTAGTGCTATTCTGCTCAGCCAACATTACAGAGGCATTTTCATACCTGGTTAGAAGGGGAATATTTCCCGTTTCACTTGAGGCAGGCACGTTAATTTTGAATTGTCCTTCCTTGTCGATATCTACAAAGAAACGACTGCGTGCTCGTGCATGATCTGTTCTAGAATTTATGCTTGGCACTTCAAATATATCGTCATCATCACCATGACTTACATTGGCTTTCCTAGCATTTATTTCAAAATGATAAGCTAATGCGCGACGATGTAAAGCTCTGGTTTTACGAAATACTTCTTTGTTATCACTATCAAGTGCAAAAGATAAATTATCTTCCCGCCCAATGGGAAGCACTGAGCGGTTTAAATCAATAATATTACCCAACGCATCAACACCCGTACCTCGTACAATTTCCATCAAATGATTTGGCGCATGTAAGCTGAGACCAAAAGCATAGGCTCGACTGTCTATTTTTAACAACTCATTGGGAGGTTTAATGTTCTCTTGAGAAGTGTATAATGGTGCTTCTTCTTGATCTGTTCGAAAATCAACCCTATTGTCAGTGCTGGAAAGTTCATATATAATTTCGCGATCTTCTACTAGAGGTAAGTTTCTAATCGAAGAATACGAATGCATAAAGCTAACTTCACGGGACGGATTCATTCCCACATCGCGAAGCTCATCGTCATATTGGCTGCTGTTAAGGGTAGAATAAGAAATGCCGCGTAAAGAATCGGCAGCTACATCTCTTTTTACCCGTCCTATTACCTTGCGATGACCTTCTGTAAAAGCCATCTCTCTGGAAAAATCGTGAGTAATAGTATCACGTAATGTATCTACGTGAAGAGCGCTAGTTTGATTACCAATATTAATACCCTCAGTGGGGTGTAGATACAAACGGTTAGCTGCGGTAGCAGACTGTAAAAGTATACGTCCGCTTCGCAGCTCTCCCATTAAGTTTCCTTCTGTTCCGTCAAAACCAAACGGATTGGTGTTAGGAAACACATTATCGGATTTTATAATACTTTCAATAACCCATTCGCCCGCTGCGCGCTGAATCATAACCGGAGTACCACGCGCAGGAAAACCTCCAATAATCTCTCCATTAGGACCAGAATAAGCTAATGGTATAGATACTGAATAAGTAGATTTAGAATCAGTTGAGGTTTGTCGATCTAAACCAACAATTACTCGCCCGGGATTTGTGGTATCCGGTCCTAAAATAGTAGCACGGCGAGGTAATAAACTCATTATGATTCTCTTTCGCCCCTTAGATAAAATGTGTCCATAACTTGTTGTTCTGCCGTTTCTAATGCTTGGCTTCTTTGTGTTGCTGCCTGGTTTCCTTGCAGCCGCTCAATAGTGTATACGTTGGTTTCAACGGTTTCATCTACTGTTTCAAATCGCGACCAAACATCAATAACATTCTCAAATAATGTTTTTGCTTCGGGTATAATCGAATTTGCCGCACCACTTCCTATTACCGGTGTTTTGGTACTCAATGTTCTCGCCATGTGCCAAGCATGTGAAGAAGGAGATCGGGCCGGAACACTAATGTGTGCTGCATCCTCCACCGACTCTGTTTCGGCACCTAAATCTACTGGTTTCACCACTAGCTCTACCCGTTCGTTATTTGCTAAACCTAAACTACCCAAATCATCAGGCAGTACGCTGTCACTACTACGACTAAATACCTGAGGATTATATAACCAAAAGGTTGCCGCAGTTGCGCTGGCTAACAAAGAACCGTTGGCATAGCTTTGTCCCTTTTTGCTATTATAATAAACTCTAAGTTCTATTATTAATTTTTTATTTAAACCGGGAGCAATAGCGTTGTGTACTTCTAATAAAAGATTAGTTAACATCTTACGATTATTATCACCATAAGTACCACTAACTAACCCTTGCACATCGCTAGTATTTCCATCAGTAACCAAAACATTCAAAGGAACGCTGCCATCAGAGTTACCATGACGTACATGTCGGGTAAGATTAGCTTGATGTTTTTTAGAATATAATGACTTTCCTACAATATCTAACATAGTAGGAATATATTCTCCAGGATTGTGTCCATATACTAGTTTTAACCTAGTTTGAAAATTACCACTATAATCTAATGATTGACTAACTGATTCTATGTAGAATAGCATATCCCGATCTTTTAAATAAATAACCTCTCCTTGCTGCATATATTCGTTACCAGCAATTGTTAAATCACCTTGAAAAATCTTTCTTCTTTCATTATTTAATAACCACACTACCATTGGCGCCAATTGCGTATCTGGATTAGATAGGAAAGGATACATTTTAGGTTGTGGCGCTTTAAACCCATACATTCTCCACATGTCATAATCAGTAGCCCAGGCTGTAGTAACCGCGTTACCACCTGCGGTTCCTTTTAAATTCTGAGGAGGTATAGCTAAACCTTCACCAAAAAGACCAGTTGCTTCAATAACAGTAAAATCTGGTGGTTTTTCTTCTATACTTAAACTGATAATTTGACTTTCTTCTATAACATATCTTTTACCAGAACCCTCTCCTATATCGTCAACTTCCTCGTTCTCAATCATGTGCTCGATTATAGAAGGAATTTTCTCCCTACCATACAGTTTGGGATATAATAATGCCCGGGTAGTCTTTGGATCGGTATTAATATTAATACCTTGTTGTGCATTCTTTAACGTAGAAGCATATATTTTAAGTAAAGATTGTCGCTCTGATACTAGCCTGGCCAAATCATTAATTATCTTTAAAGCATCTGATTGCGTTCTAGGTGAAGCTGGTCCTTCTCCTGACTTTCCCACTTCCGGAACCACCACCTTTCCGGTTTTCTTTAATTCAAGACGCTCTCTAATTTGTTCTACTTTGCTTTGAGATGAGGTGGCAACGGCAGCGTTGTATATACTGGGATTATTGATGGCATTAAGTTGTGTGCTAATGTCAAAAAGCGCCGTTTGTTGTAGTTGTCCATTAACTGAATCTGCTACCCGAGAAAGCGGCCACAAAGCGTTATCTTCAACTGCATCTCGTAAATCTGGCAACGATTGTTGTACTATACTGCGATAATCTGTAGCAAAAACTCGTTTCAAAGCACCCGTTTTGTTATCGTACGTATGTCCGCTTATCCTACCATTACTTTCACCAGTAATGAACTTGAACGTAAACGTAGCGCCACTAGAACCAGTATTTCTCCAATTAGATCCGCTTAAAAATGATTGGGCTCCTGCGTCTGTAGTATATCCAAGTTTGGCAGTTCTTAATCGTATTTCATCCTCGGTAATCTCAATTTTATCAGTAAGCCCTTCAATCTGGTTCAGGAACAAATCTTCCAACAACTTAGGGAACAATCTCTTTCCTGTAACCTCTTTTTCCCTAATCATCTTATAAAATACAGAACTAGGCACTTTGTTATAACCAGGAGGACGCGCTCTTATGTGCCCCTGAGAATCGGCAAAAACCTCCAAACCCAACAGCTTTCTAACAGTATCAATCTGGCTGTATATGTCTTGGTAATCACTGCTTAAAAGTTGCAATCCCTCAGCTAAAGTCTTTTCAAATGCTTGAATGTCATAATTCTTATCATATTGATCATCAACTATAAACAGGTTAGGATCTTCATTCGCTTTCACTTTCCATAACCGGCGCAAAGTAAGAGTATTAAGCTTGTCACGTAGCTCTTTTCTTTGCTGTAATCGGCTCTCTTCGGTAAGCGGTTCTCCGCCCGTCATTGCCTCTGAATCAAACGATATATCATCGCCAAATATCTTCAAACTGCCATCGCCTAAATTAGATCGGTTAATTTTTCTCAACAGTTCACTTTCGGCACGGGCTATGTCCAAATCTAACTGTACTAATTTTTGTGCCGCTGCTTGCGCACCTGTTGATGCTAATGACGATCTTGCTTCGGGAAGATCAGCTACGTTTTTCAACCTTCCATTTTCATCAACATTAAATATCTGAGGGTTGCTTGCAAACGCTGCCCCTTCGGTAGTTTGCGTAAGTGTATCAAAAATCCTTGCCCGTTGCCTAACTAGTGTGTCAATTTGAGCATGTGCTTCAGTAATATCAAACTGTGCGCCAACCATGAATTTATACGACTTTTCGCTAACAATAAGTTGCTTGAAAGGAATAAAATTACCCCAAGCCATATTTCCCTTGTGCAAATCAGACAATAACCCGCGATAATATGATACTGCCCCGGCTTCGTTGCGTAAATCATCACGCGTCAGGTTGCCTACCTTTAACGCACCACTTACGAAAGCATTGAAGTTGTACGGTTGAGCAGTTACTAATAGAGATAAAACATTCATTGAGTCTTGTCCAGCAAATGGATTTTTAGTAAGCGCTACCGATCGTTCCTGCTCCTCTGAGCTGCTGGGATGAGGATCTCCAAATAATGTTAAGGCTCCTATACCGCTTTTCCAGCGGTACACAAAACCATTAGGATCGCAAAACTCGCGTCGGAAAGTAAGATTGTTATTCTTTCCTTTAATTAATTTCCCATCAGCAGCTAAATAGATAGTAGGCGTTAAACTAACATTACGATATTTGCCATTTACACCACGTACCATTCCTGACTCTAATAAACGAATATTCTCTGGTAACAATTCTGGTACGCTCCCGGTAAGAAAACCAGTAGAAGCGTCAAAATCTAACTCAAAAGGAGTAAGCGGATCATATAAGGCGGTGTTGAATACCTCTACAGAAGGTTTGAGGTTAATCTGTCCCATTCGGAAATACTCAGTATTATCTTTCATACCAACCACAATACTATGCTTACCCGATCCGGCAGAATAACTACTGGAAGATCTTACCACCAATCCGCCAAATACATGAATACCAGCTGATTGACGAGTGAAATCGTTCCTTAATAAAACCCATAGCCAAGTGGGAAAATCTGGACCTACTACGGCTGTCTTTTCTATGTCTATACCTGAATTAGTGTTGCCAAAAAATGAAGAAACTGCCCCTAGTGTCTGCTCTATGTTTTCCATAGTGGAATTTATAGCGCCGAAAAGACTATTAGCAGTAAATGAACTTTGTTTTACACCTAGGATTTTGTTATCCATCCTGGTCTTGGAGCTTATAAATACATGTACAGAATCCATTGGCTGTATAATAGGCTTGTTGGCAAAGTGTAAACGCATCTTCTCGCGTACATACTCTACCTCTGGCGTCTGCATTATTTCACTCATTTCCCTGTCTTGTGTACGCCGCAAATTCATTAATTTAAAAGTGTTATCTACAATTTGTTTAAATAAAGAAACCTCTTGTCCTTGAAGTTTATTCTGTTCGCTAATATTGTTTTGATCAATATCTACGTCCATTCTGCCCATTTCTCCAATAGCATCAATGGCGCCTTCTGTTGCTTTCCCTACTCCTCTTACCAATTCAACTGGATCTAATATCCCTACCATTCCTGCTGGAGAAGTAAGAGTGTCGAATAGGGGTTGGGCTCCTCCCAATAATGCTGAGGCGGGTTGAGGGGGTTGGTAATTAAAGAAAATCTCGTCCCCCTCCTCCTCCACTATCGCCCTCAAACGCTTATATAAAAGCGTGTCATCATTGGTTATAAATTTGATTTGAGAGGCTCCCCGACGCATGCGGGCAGTAGAGAGCAAACTATTTAATTCATTATTTAATTGTTCCAGCTCACGCCGAGTAAAATCGAAAAATCCCTGCTGAATAATATTTCCAGCATCTACGATAGCTTTGTCAATATCTGCCTCGGTAACTACCATCATACGGTAAGGATCTTCTATAGTTAAATTTCCGTTACCTTGTCCAAATTCAACAGAACCAGTGGTACTTACATTGGAAACTAAAGTAAGCTCAAATACCCCAGTACCCTCTCCAGTCTCTGGGTCAAATGCGTTATCACGTTCTGTTATCCAGGTAGTAAACTGAGAAGGTTCGGAATGATGGTACAACTTCTGCATTGTTTCTATCGCTAACCGTGTTTTGGCGCTCATCTGGTTACGTAAAAGAGGTGTATCAGCTAACGTAGAAATAATGGGCATCATATACTCATCAATTGCACCTTTGTTCCTTATTACTTTTTCAACTTTTGTTAACTGTTCATAAGTAGATATTACTTGACATTTGTTTTTAAATAAACGTTTGGACGCTCTAATAAATAATTTATCTGCACTATCCATTAATTCAAATTTGTAATTATCAACCAAAGACGAAAACATACGTTTTTTAACAACTATTGTCACGTCCGGTTCTTGGTGCATTACCTCCATTGTACGGGGACGAACATTACGAATATATCCGCTCTCAACATAAGATCGCTGAGCGCTCTGATCGATACGTTTAGCAAATTCTCCTAATTTACCAAAATTCTGTACTTTGTCTGGATCGTCAGTACTGTCTAATGATCGGGTAGTATTTTCACCAGGCGAAATTTGCTGATCAATCATCTTACCTAAACTAGAAAGAAATCCCATCTTACACCTCAAAAGGATCTAGCCCGCTTTGCCCTATCCTCTTAGTCCTTCTACCAGATTGACCTCGCGCATCTACGAAAGATCTTCCCAATGACGGTTGATCAATAGCATTCCTACTAGCAGTAGCTTGATTAATAGCCGTAGTTCTGAAACTGTGCGGCGTCCCATCCATACGCGAATCGCTAGGTCCATCAGTGGCACTGCGATGCCAAGGGAAGAAATTGGTACGAAATCCGCGCTTCTGCGTAACACGAAATGACATCACATAATCAAACAGCCCAATATTCTGGGCGCTCTCTGTTACAGTAAAGTCCTTAAAATATCCACGATATACTTCACCAGACCAATAAAGTTCTACAGTAAAAGCTATTGAGGCTAAAGTTGGCTTATTTCTTGTAGATGGCTTGGATGATTGAGATGAAGGATTAAGTATTGAGTTTGCATCATTTATAAATCCTAACCCTAAGAAATCAGTAAAATCCTCGTCCTCTGCTTTTTCCTGTTCGGCTTGTAAAAACAAAGCGTATGGATCAAACATAAGCTGTTCATTACGATAAATATCGTACAATACGTTTATTCCTTCAATACCAGAGCTACCAGTAGTACCATTAATATTTAAGCCCGTAATCTCTTCACCCCAGTATTGCAAAACATAACCACCCTTAGTTCTGGTTTCTGAAATTTGCTTACGGTACTGAGACACTACTTGCTGCGGATTCATATACATTTGAACAATAGGCTGTTCAGGAACCATCCAACGCATTAATTTGCGCCGGGATATGCCAACCCTGTTGTTGAGAACTCGGCTTTGTCTGGATCCCAAACCACTAGGGGTGGGCGGAACATCTGCTGCAAAGCCAAAACCGGTACCTATCTCTTGTGCTTTCCCGGTTCCTAATAAGGCGCCAGCTTCAAATGCATCAGTAGGTGAAAATGGAAAAGGCATAATTAATATCCTGTATCAGAGGTTTTAACAGAAACTTCTGACGGAGAAATAGCAGAGGCTGGAGCTGATGGGTTAGGAAATTCGGTAGAGTTCTCAAAAGTTGTCTCGCCTGAGTCTGACTTATTAGGATCAAGCTTGAAAGTAACATGAATACGCTGGTGTAGAACTTGATTTTGCCCACGAACAGTTGTTTCTGCACCTTGGACTTCTGTTGCTTGTGGTTTTGTTTGTGGTAATGCTTGTGGTGCTTTACGTATTTCTTCTTGTTTACTTATCTCACGCGTACCAAGCGTATCCTTTAAAAAATCACCAGCAAAAGCCAGCACTTTCTCAAAACCTTCTTTATCTTTCATTTTATCGGAATATGCTTCAAACTTCGCGCGTATTTTTTCGAGATCTATACCAAAAGTATTAGCCAGCTCTGGTAGAATATTTGCCGAACCAGCAACTGCTGCGTGTTTAATATCTTTTATAGAATCAACTAGTTGAATACTCATGTTTTGCATAGCAGTATCTACGTCTAATGGTTGCTCTACAACCCCCATTGGAGAGGCTGGTTTGCTCCTTAATCTTTCGTCAAATGAACCAAACAAAGAACTAGCACCAACACCAACGAAAGGTCTGCCCAATTCGATACTGATTTGTTTAGCATAATTGGCGGTTGTAGTAACTTGGTTTTCAATACCAGTAAGTATTGTGGTATGCCGCTGTTGTATACTTTCGCTTTCAGTCATGGCACTTTGAAAAGCTTCTTTTGGACTAATGCCCTCGGGAGTCTCTCCAGCTTTAAATGATTCTAATAAACGATATGCTTCGGCATCATTCTTCACCATGGCACCGAATGGTCCTTGCCTTAAAAACGCTACTTCACGAGTTAATTCGGCAGCCGCCGTATCGCTCTGAGCCCCCTCTTCTAATGTAGTAATTCTTCCACCAAACTGCTGTTTTAAGGCTTGTTCCATTAAGCCATAAACTTCTTGAATATTACCCTCTTTCAACTTCATTTCTATTTCGTATGCACCGCGCAACCCGCCAGCACCACCAGTTTGAGCAGATAAGAAAGCTTTTTGAGCCACATTAAGTTGTTCTATTGACCCGGAAACTCCCTTTATTATATTTTGAATAGTTTCCGGTCCTAACCCCTCTACACCTTTAAACGCATCATAAAAATGTTCAGTAAGTTTTAATGCGCCTTGAGTCATATCTCCATAAGCTCTGAAACTATTAGAAATTGTGTCAACATTTTGAGTCAAGAATTCTAATCTGATACCCAAATTTTGTGCCGCATAATGCATCTGGGCAAACAACCCTAACGGCTCTTTACCTACTTGTCCAAACCGACGGAACTGGTCATTCATAACCTTAAATACTTCGTTAAAGCCATGACCAGTACCTTTAGCTGTTCTAATTGCGGCATCTAATAATTGAACCGGTTTGTTTGGCTCTAAATCAACCATCGTTGTATATGCACTAGTAATTTTACCAAGCTCATTTTGATATTTGGCAACTTGATCGGTGGTTTCTCCGGTTCGATTACCTACGTCGTATAAATATGTATAATACTGCTGTAAAGATGTTCCTAAATTATCGGTAATATCAGTAGATTTTCCAAACACTGAATTAAAATCGCCAGAAGCTGCCAACATGCGTCTTAAACCATTCTCAGCATCACGTACTGCTTCCCAGTTTTGAAAAAAACCCTCTGTCAGTCCACCCAAAACTTCACCCAAACCTGGAATAGCACCAGTTAAAAGTTTAATATTCGCAGCAGATTTAGCAATAGAGCCGGTACTATCTTTGGCGCTTTCTCCTAAAAGAAGCATGCTGGCAGTTGCGGGAACAGCAGCACCAACAATTCCGGTTAGCCCTCGTACCACAGCGCTAGTGCCTATTATTTGAGCATAATCTCTAATACCATCGGTTGCTTCTTTGGCGGCTCTTGGGTTGTTTATTTCATTCCAAAATTTAGTAAAGGCTGCCCCTCCCTCTCCCACCAGAGAGGTTAACTTTTCAACACCCTCTTTAGCCTCTTTAGCTCCGTCAACAAACCCATCAAACCCCTTTTTTAATATGCCACTAAATTTTTGGGCGCTATCAGTGATAGAACCCACCACACCGGCAAGATCTTTAAAATGAGTAATTGCAGTATCAACGTGTTGAGTAAAACCATCAACAGTTTCATTTAAAGAATTAACTTTATCTTTAATTGCTTGAATAGCGTCAGCTGACAAGTCTGTAATAGTATCAGCCATTTAACATCCTATTTATTAAGCACTTTCCTTCTGCGATGCCTACGATGTTTAGGTTGACTTGCTGCCAATTGTTTACCAATCTCCATAACATTTTTAGTTGATTCCTCAAATTCTTCATCAGTAGATACGAATTTGGGGTTTTTAGAATCCCAAATCCTCTGTGCCATCTCGGGGTTGGAAAATGATCCCACAAAAGTTCCATAATCGTGATACATATCGTGCCGCTCTTGCTTGTCGGCTATCCACGAATAGAACATCCAAAGCCATTGAAATTCATCAATGTCTTCAAACCACGGATCATCTGGTAATTTCTTATATAATTTACATAAATCCCATATGAATCTGTGTTCTATGTCGTTTACGATTTTTTTACGCTTTCTACGACCTCCTCAGCGGTAGTACCTAAATCTTCTTCTACTTTTTTATTACTAGCATTAACCATTGCGGTATATTCATTATGCAATTTTACTAATACATTTTCATCTAACTCTTGTACGAATAGAATTTTATCATCCAAATCGCTAGAACCTAATACAAGATCAAAAGGCTGATTATCTATTTTAGAAATTGCTCTAGCAATAGTCTGAGCCCGCACCTCAAATATTTGCTCAATTGCATTATCTACCTGTGATATTGCCACCATAACATCACGCATTTCCCTGCCTTTAAGCGATCGTATGGAAAAAACCACCCCATCAATATCTACCTCAGCTCCTAACCTACCAATACCAGTCAAAATCTCTAATCTGCGAATAGCGTTAGGAGAAGCTTTTAACTGAGCTTCACGCTTTTCTCGGCGAGCAGCTTCTACGGTTTCAATTAGTGCTCTTTCCGCATCTTCCGCCACATCTTCCTCGGTTGGTTCCACTGGTTCGGTCGGATCATCTACGGTTAAGACTTTTTGTTCTTTTTGTTGCGCAAACGCTAATCTGCCCATCGGGCTGGAAATACCTCTTACCCTTTTCCCGTTACTCATGCTTACACTCCTATTGTATATGGCTAAAAATTAGCTTTAGCTCATGAAGGATATATAACGGGCAAACCCAACAAATTAACGGGTTCTGCCGCCCGCAGCGTTGAAGGCTTCAAGCAATCCAGGCGCATCAAGAGCACCACGATAATCGCCTGTATCAGCCGAAACTTCATACGGGTTGGATGCGCTATCACCACTTAGAGGAATACCGGCATTGTTGCTAGTTGTACCAACTACCGATTCTCCTGGAGCACCCTGTAACGTACTTTCGATTCCTTCAGCTTCCCATCTCATATCTTCAACAATTACGAAATCGCCCGACTGATAATCATAACTAATACCTTTTATCCATACGTTACGAATGGTAGTAATAACAATAGAAGCCTCGTCAGCACCACTAAAATTATCATGAATAACAATATCAAATGGAATTCGCTGCGCATGAACGTGAACGAATCCACGCATAAATGCCTCGGCAATTCTCTGCCCATCAAACCTTACACGCTTACAAGATCCGGTAATGTTGGTCGAAGCGTTAGGCGCACTATCAATGTGTCCATCAGTTCCCACCTCGTCAATGAATTTTATACCACCACGCTCTTCAGAAACTTGTAAAGATTGTACGGCACCAACCGATGTTCCATTAACTGAAATATATATATTAGTAGATAGGTGGGTAGCAGTTCTAGCCGCGTCGCCTTCTACCGAGTTGATCCTGGTTTTACCCGGTCCTTCTATTCTAACTGGCATTTATATCCTCTTTAGTTTGATTAAAGAATACCAACTGTGAATTCGATATAAATAAAGTTAACTGGATATGTAGGTTGTACATGTACCCGAATGTTCCATTGGGTCGGATCAACTTCATCTCTATCAATCTTTAAATTAGTCCATGCAGTAATGTATCCTTGATTGACAAAACCATTCAACATGCCGGTGGCACGCGAAACTAACGATCCCTTTAAAAGACTGGATTCGGCAGTTCCAATAAAACCCTGGAAAGCCTGCCGCATATTCTTGGCAATACGGTCACGAATAAAGACGATGCTAATTTCAATTTCTTCCAGATATCCACTATTAGTAGTAGTCTGTCCACGAACAACTCGACCACCACCCGTGACCGGCTGTACTACCGTAATACCAGCAGCAGTTAATTGCTCCAAAATAATGGGTCGGTATTGCTTGTCACTGAGAATGGTGAATCCACTCATGGTCTTGTTGGTAAGCGGAATTGCAATGTTGGTCAAAGATGTTAGATAACCAGCTGCCGCAGCTGCTAAGAAGAATCCGTCAACCAATGTTCTGTCCGCACCTATCTGAACCACAATCTCATCTGGGTAGAAGTAAACTACACGATAAGTTGTTCCATACGCATTCTGTACACCGTAATTCGCCAAATCCTCAATGTCTCCAGCGAGAATCTCTGCTACAGAATCGCCTTGAATTCCTTCCAAAATGCCAATATCTTCCACTGCTGCATTCTGCGTGCCTAATACGTTGGCTGGCTCTAATCCCTGAATGGCGCCAATGAACAATACTCGCTCTTTACGGTTCTTAATATTACTCATCGCCTCTACGTGAGACTTGCCGTTTTGGAAAATAGCAGAAATAGTCTGAGACGGAAGCGGAACTACAATGTCAGTTTCAATAACCTCTAACGCTTCATAAGCAGAAACCCAGCCCACATCAAAGAAGTCAGCATCGCGGGTATCAACAATAGTAGCTCTTAAAGACTGTCCTAAAGTCATCGCCAGATCATCAGTCCAAAGAATCTTAGCACCTTCAATTGAGGAATCAATAACCTGTAATTCAACAGCAGTCGCGTTGGTAAACGTTCCACCGGTTTCGTGCTGGATTGTCATTACACCATCGGTAATTGATACAATAGTGTGTGTTCCGTTGTTTGCTGCCACATCATTGAAAATCTTCAACGAACGAGTGGCACTTAAATCGTCTACTCCGAAATCAACCTCGTCACTGCTGATTGTAGCCAGATCGGTACCTAATGAAGTGAGTACTCCATCATTACCTTCTTTAACCACACCTTCGGTATCATCTAAAATTACTGTATACGAGAACACATACCCAGCGCCGAAAATGAAAGAGTTCGGATTGGCGGTAATTGTGGCATCATAAAAATCAACCTTATTAGGGATTACTTGTGATTCCACACCAGTTACTGGATCAGTAACAAAGAAATTAATGTTAGTATCTGTATCTGGTCTAACATTGACCGGAAGAGCAAATGTCAAATCATCTTCTAATGACCCACCAGACGCCGACTCTTCAAGAGTATACGATACCCGACGAGGTACGCTGGGAGCTGCCTGTACTGCCCACACTCCAGGAGGAGTATTAGAAAATGCTATTTGCGCGCCTAATGATAATCTGTTAGTTAAACTAGGAGACCCGTGCTTGGTGGTTAGCAAGTTAATATCAGCAAAGAATTCGGGTGCGTTAATATCTGTTACAGCAATATATGTTGCTGTCAAACTATCACCAGCTAGCAAAACGCCTCCCTTTACTTCAATAGTAAACCGATCTCCCTCAACAAACGCGGTGCTACCTTCTGAAATAGAGAAACTTAAAATACCGTTACTAACAATGGTATCATTGGATTGCCAAAAGATTTGATTACCATAACCATCTAATACTGTACCGCTAACCGTACCTTGAACTACGAACTTGGCATAACCATCAATAGGATCGCCATATCCATCACGTCGTACTGAAGTACAACGCACAGTCCAACTCTCAGACGGAGCATTAACATCGACAAGTGTTAAGTCTTCAATAGTACCATTACCAACATTTAATGCGCTAGCAGAGTAATATTCGCCGCCCTGATCAACGAGAGCCGCAGCTTGCAGCTCAATCGTTCCATCAGCAATTTCTACTCTGTATTCGTACTCTGAACTAAACGAAGATCCGTTGTTGGTTCCTTCAGTACCGACTAGTTCGACACCATTCTTATACAGGGAGGTACGATTACTAATTATGGGAGCGTTGCTAAGTTGGAAGTGCCGACCATCACGTCCTGTAGTGCTGGTAAAGGTTGAGTTCAGTCCATCTTGTCCGCCACCGTTTGCTGAAGCAACCAGCGTTTCTACTCTAGAACCCTCTCCCATCAGCGCTGCTAATCGCTGGCCGCCAGGGATGGAAACGCCTTTAGATAATGTAATTGGCTGGGTATATACGCCAGGAAGTGCTTGGTCTGAGCCCGGAAAGTTTGGCATCGATTAATCCTCTAACGTTGATAAGTTAGTCCATTCTCTTAAGATACTATATTATTCCCATCACCATAAAGCTTTTTGTGAACGCTCTCCCCGTCTAAAGGACGGGAGCTTATTTTACAGAGCGTTTTTCTTTTGACCAAGCATTACGGCGCTCTTCCAGAGCGCCGTTATATAGGCTTTGACATAGCTGTAGAATATTCCTAATTTTACGTTCTTGAGAACCGGTAGGATAGATTCTAAATTTGAAAGATTTGATCACTGAATATATATACTGAAGTATGCGCAATTGTTGAGAAATATTGTTGTATCCACCGTCTAAAGACGGTGGAATTCATTTGTTGTTGGGACTTTAAAGCCTAAGAAGGCTGGAAAGCCTCCAAAAGCTCTATGTTAGTATTGATGGTTAAATTCGGAGCGGCTATAAAAACGCCGTCTTCTGTGTGCCCTATATCTACACAGATATTGATCATATCTAAAACATCTGTTA